TGGCCCCAGGAAATTTAGGTCAGACGTGCAGTGTTAAGTTATCGATAGCTGTTACTGGGGTAAGAACAGATGGTTGAAGGCATAGAACTATCACAGTGTCGTATGCAAACCCCCCACTCCCATACGTCAATTTTCTTGTAACCCATCTACCTGATTGAGTTACGATCATACTATTGGACAGAACACCACCCTCATCAGCAAACGCCACTCTCAAATCTTTTGTAGAATTTCCCGACCAATAAACCGTCATTGGTTTTGGAAAATCCAATATCGAGGGATTGTTCGCCCTATTTATCGGATGCATATGACGTATCGAAGCGGCTACAAAAGTGATACCTGGAAAAGGAGTTGGGTTTGATAACCCAAACTTTGACACAACCCTAGGAGGAGCTGACGAAATAGGCCCGCCTAAAGACATCGAAGGTGATGTATTTGAAACCCCTCCAGAAAGCCAATAAGTAATTCTGTTAGCTGACATTAGATCAACGCCGATATTCCAATCTTAGATAAGTCGTAAGGGTTTGAGATTAAAGTTCCGGAAGGAACCGACCTCCTTATCCACCAACTCCTGAACTCACCTGGACCTAGATCCCCTATAAGAACTCCAGACTCCTGAGTCAGAGGAGATAAAAATACCAAGGAACTTAAAATATTCGTTGAGTCCTCTTCATCCGCTAGAGGACCCAAAGCTGCTTGATTTTTTAGGGCCGAACTTACCGCCACAGCTAACGAGTCCGCACCAGAAGCATCAGCCTCCAACCATACCCTAACACCGTACATCCATGTTGTAGAAGCTGCGTTATATAAAAATAAACATCTATACTCCACATCGCCTACCACTCCCTCGCCTGCCTGAATATCGTCCCAAACTGCATTTTCTCTATTTGAAACCGAGATGCTATCATTAGCATTACCCGCCGGTAAGCTCCCTAGAGCCACATTCACCAATAAAAAACCCTTAGAAAAAGAACCTAATAAATAGGAGCCAGACTCTACAATCGCTAACTCTTCATATCCGGATTGGCCAGGTTGCTCCCAACCCAAATTACCTGAAGATGACACCCACCGCAAACTACCAATTCCCTGAGAATTACCAAAGGCATCCTTTATTTCTACCCCTGTCACATTTGACAAACCTGTTGTATCTTGCGACCTCACTAAACCGCCGACAACGGTAGACATTTGACCTCCAAGAGACAGGTCGGGATTTACGTTCGCCGCACCCCCTGATAACCTAACCTGTAATAGTTCTATGCCTTCAACCATCTGTTCTTACCCCAGTAACAGCTATCGATAACTTATCACTGCTCGTCTGGCCTAAATTTCCTGGGGCCAATTCCCGTTTTATCCACAAAGGATAAAAGTCTCCTGGACTTAAAGTTCCTAAACCCAACCCAAACCTCGCAACTAAAGGCTTACTAAAAACCAACGAATTTAAAAGTCCTTGAGTATCTTTATCATCCACCAACGGTCCAAGAGCAACCCCATTCTTTCCAACAGGATCAAGAGCGACCGACACCGAAGTCGGTCCACCATCCAACACCCTTAACCATAACCTTGCTTTCAATAAAGAAAAACTTCCTTCATTTTTCAAAAAAAGACACCTATAAGACGTTCTACCATAAACGGAATTCAGAGGACTCAAATTATCTATGATCTTGTTAAAGTCATCTCCGACCAATACCTCTTCTGTAGCCGAAGTAAGCGGCAGATTCTTGATCACTACCTCGACAATTAAATAACCCTGCTCATCCCCTAACACATACACTCCATCCCTCCTAACTATTTGACCCTTAAAGGTAGATAAGCCTCCTGCTTTCCATGAAAGCACCTCTTTTTCGCTCTCCCACTTCAAATAACTCAAGCCTGGTAAATTACCAAAACCTTCTACTATCTCCACACCCGTTATCAGTGATAACGGCGTAAATACTTGAGATGTTATTCTCTTAAGAGAAATGGCTCCTCCTAAAGAAGTGTGCTGACTCTCATTAGCCGAACCACCCGATAAATAAAAAGAGATATCCTTACTCTCAAAAGACTTACTCTCTGGGCCAAATAATAAATCCTCCCAGACCAAATAAGATTCATTTATCCTTAGATAATAAGGAGTTAAACTAGGCATAGTTGGATTAGTGTAACTCCAAAACCTCCCTATTAAAGCAGTCACTAACCATGACTCCAGGTCAGACCACCATTCCAAGTAAAAGCGACTGTTGTACCAGGTACAAAAATAAAGAAAGGAACCGTTGAAGGCCAAGCCTTTGGCATACCTCCCGTCACAGCATCGATCATAGCAGGTACGTTAGCAGCACCTATAGGTAAAGCGGCTATAACCCTATATGCCACAAGATGTATAGACCCAGCTGTCCAGGTCACGCTCTGAGTGTAGCTCTGAATCGACCTAACGCCATCATCACTTCCCTGATAGGCAAATGGATAAATTGTACCAGCTACAGAAGAAGCAGCAGAAGGAATAGCCAACTGTGATGACCTACCCTGTACACCTAATTCGTTTGTATAACCCAATGTTATCGTCGGCGCACCTGTCGATGTAGCTACCCTTATCTCAACTCCTATTTGTACGCCCAGGCCATTTATTGATTGGTTCTCGTCCCTAGCAGGAAACGGTACTGAATCTACAGTTTGTAATGTCGTCAATGTAGGTGATAAACCACTGTTCTGCCACAATCTATCACATAACAAAAGAACACCAGGCACATTACTCAACACATTAAAATTAGAAAGATAAGCAAAACCCTGAGCTGGATTTACAAAAGGCAGTTGACCAACCACAGGCGATACTAAAGCCTCTCCTCCTACACCAGACACTGGTATATCCGCCGCTGGTGGCATACCGCCCACATACCAAGAACTATACATCCGACCTACAACCATAGTCGGACCGGTCATCTTTATAAATCTACGCTGAGGGCGAGCGCCAGCAAATAAACCGTTCAATGAAGTAATGGCCATTTCTAACTCCTAGACTAGGAAAGAATATCCCAAAGTAGCCGTTACCACAGGTAACGCTATTTGATTCTCAGGCGCCAGAGTCCTTCGCAAATAAACTGCTCTACACTCTCCTGCCTCTAAATCCCCTACCAACAATCCTGTCTCAGAACTTACAGGTCTTGTAAAAACTTGGGCCGATAAAAGATTTGTAGAATCCTCTTCATCAACTAAAGCAACTGCTACCCCAGTTGTAGAACCATTCCCCTTAACAGAATGTAAAGATAAGTCTATTCCACCCACCGAAGGCTGGCCTGACACCCAGACCCTCACTCCAAAAGCCCCAAAAGAACCACTAGAATTTTTTATGTAAAAAATTCTATAGTCAATGTGACCAAATAAAGAATTGTTTGCGGATAAATTATCCAATAAATTCCCTACCGGGTCCGAAACAAGCAAATTCTCGATCCTAGACACCACTGGTAGGCTTGCCTGAATCACAGATACAATCAAATAACCGTTTGTCGTTCCTATATAAGCAGTTGTATTACCACTAATCACTACACCTGAGTAAACTGTTGATCCATAAGGTCTCCACTTCAAACTAGATGTCCCCATATCCCACCATAATGAACCCAACCCCACAGCATTATTCGCTGCATCTATAATCGTCACACCCGTAACGGTCACAGGAGCGGCCACAGACTGAGACGGAACTATCGCACTTGATATAACCCCACCCAAAGACAAGGCAGGATTAGAGTTCGAAGCCCCACCTGAAAATCTGATTTGAAGATCACTTATATTTAAAGGCATCTCACACAACCCCTATCGGATAAAACCTATCTCCAGCACCACAAAGTGAAGTCAAATCGCCTTGTGAAAGGAAATTATAGTACGCGTAATCGTCTTTATTCTTATCAAAATACTTAAACGATAGACAAACATTACCAAAATCGTCTCTTCCCAAACCACCTTGACGATATGAAAATTCATTACTTTTTAAAACATCCGTTATCGAAGGTCTTGGAAAAATTGTCTTTTCAGAGGAAAAAAACCTGTTGTTATAGCAGCCCTCCCAAAAATTAGGCTCATCCGCTGGCCAATTTGGATCCACCAACCATTTACACTCAAAACTTTTATAAACAGACTTCATCTCCTCTATTAAAGGTCTCCAACCTCCATCCCACTTAGAGACAAGCCAACCGTATTCATACCCTGGCCTATAGAGACCTGCATAAGCAGGACCTACTGTTTCCTGCTTCTGGAATAGGTATACCTCAATCGGTTCCCCTCCGGTCCCATCCTCAAAAGTCTCGTACTCCTCCAAATTCTCACGTAACGGATTCTCCATATACATCTGAACTACATAATTCTTAGCATAAGAAGAAGTAAAATCCCTTGCATCTAAAAAGTGAGGATGTAAAATTCTCTGTAAATTAAAATAAAGGATTCGGTCCTCTGGATTAGAGACCCCTGAATTCCAGAAAGTGGCCGAACCCGATAGGCACCTATACAAAAGGACAGCCGGCCCCCCTGTTCCCAACTCCAAATTATAGTAGTCGTCATTCATCAACCAATAAGAAGCTGAGCCATCTTCCTCTCTTGTAGGGCTAACCCTACCCGGATCATAATACTTCCCTAACCACATACCTGTGTTAGGATTCAAACCCAAACCATTAGGATTAGGGTCTGGAGGACCGTAACCATGAGCTAAATCCCTCCCCTCATACATATATTGATTCCTAATCCTCGCACTCTTAACAACAAGAGTGAAATCTATTAAAGTATCACCATCAAAGTCTGCCGCTATTACTCTACTCCCACTCATTGTCATCAATAGCTTACACGAATGGGGTCGCCACCAATGATCCTCTTTTGGAGTTGCCGGACCTAAATTATAGTCACCCTTTGCTCCCATGTTATAGACAACGTCATCTTCATGCTTCCTCTTAATTTCTATCTGGACTAAAAATGGAGCAACTACAGGTCTTGTTGTCACCGTTATACCCGTTAAACTACCCAGATCCATATCTACCATACCATGAGTAGTTTCAGTCACAGTCTCCAATAAATTATTAAATTCAATCTTTAACTCTCTACTACAAACTGCCTTAGTTCCAGACTCATTAAAAAACCACCCTGTACCCGGACTCACAACTTCTGTTATTGTCCCCTCGACAGGAGTAAATTCTAAAACCCCAGTAAAACCTAGAACCCAACCCCCTGGATTATCTTTCTCATTAAAAAGAGCTTTTTCCCCTCTCCTAAACTCAGGGTCAAGTCTATTCTCTCTTTTACCTACCGGCCCGTTAAACCTTTTATAGTAAACTTCGTCGGACAAACCGGACTTAACTACCACTATGATATAGGTCTCTTCAGTTGGCCCTGAACCTAACACCCTTAAAGCTGCTCCTAATACGGGTCCAGGAGCTATAGCTGCTATTAGCCCGTCCATATAAACCTCTTCCTGGGCTAAATCTCCCTCCTGATATTTGAACTGGTCTGTTGAAAAATATCTCAAAGGAGACCCTAAATAAGAGAGGCGGAACCTCTCCTTCCTCGGCGGCTGTGCACCGGGATACTTTCGTTTCCCCTTCCAGTCAATGTTTCCATAGATAAAATCGCCCGGTCCAAGTTTAATCTCCCAGACCCCACTGGACCGTGAGATATACTTATAAGGGTTTTCTCCTCCTGGGGAACCTGGAGGCGGGATGTAACTGCCATCTGAAGAGACGAAAGGAGCACCCCACCCTTGCGGCTGTCCATCGGAAGAAGGAAAAACGAAAAACCCTGACAAAGCTCTTGGTATGTACTCAAAAGGATAACTCCCCGGTGCAATCATGTTTTCTAGCGGCTGGATCCTATTCATCTCAGTAACGAGCCTTCAATAAATCGGAGCCTGTTAGAATACCGTCTCTCGAAAACATTTTATTTGATATGACCTCAGCCTTAGCAGCTACATCAGGAGGCAAAGACGGATTATAAACTGTATACCACTTCCATTCCTCACCACCCGAACCCGAAGTACCTACAACAAGACCGTCAATCGTCACCGAACCTCCAAAGGTTTTATCCTCATTCATAGGCTCTTCATTTGAATATCGGTAATATTCAATCTGACCGCCCTCTGATACAAAACAAATCCTATGAACCACCTTTACTCGCATTATACCTGAAGCCAAAGTATCCGGTACTGAATCCTCCTTAAAAGACCCCTCTTCAGTTACCTCATAAATCGAGTAAATCCTGAAATATTCATAATAGTCTTCGGCTGAAAAAACCTCGTAAGACATTACCGGCCCCTCGTCCGCAATGAAGGAGGTGAAAGGTTTATCACACCATGCTTCAGTCCAGAAGTAGCCGTCAAATAAGCAGGAATAAACTCTTTCCTCTCTGAATTGTACTGGAAATCAAACTCATAAACATCAAAAGCCGCACTATAATCCACCCTACAAAAACCATAAACTGGAACTGGATGATTCATCCCTGTTACGGCTACTACCTCATTAGGCTCTAAAACCCGATTAGTAGGGTTCTTATAAGACGATTTATTTATCCACTCCACCTCAGAAACTATACCACCATACTTAAAGCTAGCACTCGTCCACGCACCAGAGAGAGCTACAAAATCTCCTATTTGAGATACTATCGCACCATTCATCGGTTCGTAAGCTAAAGTCTGGCTTGAACTCCCACTAAAAACAAGTATCTCACTCACCGGCATTATGTAAGGCGACTCGATAAAGGAAAACACACCTGACGTTGACCTAAGAGAAGGGGAACAAACAGGATTTACCCTAACCCTACACGAAGCCTCCATCCCCCCAGCCTTCCTCACTAACCTAGGAGGATATCTCGGATCTACCTCTAAACGCAAGGTTGCCAACTTCATATCCCTCTTTTTAGAACTCGTAATATCCTCTCTAGGACACACTGGCGAACTTCCATGCCAACTCGCCTTATCTCCAGTCTCGACATTGTACGCAATCACGAATCCAGGTAAAAACGGAGTCCCTTCCAAACCTGAATCATCTGGACAAGACCCTTCAAATGTGTAGCTATACAAATCATATGCCACTGAATAGGTCGCTCTCACTAGAGCAAAACACCTTTTTGAAGCTCTAATCTTTTGCCTCAAAGGATCATAGTCAAAATTCACCCCACCAGAGCCGAACCCACCATTCTCTAAATCCTCTGACTTAGCAGAAAGTACGGTAAGACGCACGTTTTCAGCATTTGGGAGACTCTTCTCAACCTCCCCCACAAAACTAAAAACCGTTACACGCTTATCATCAGCATATGAACCAGACCTTCTCAAGGATCCGGTCAAAGCCTCAACCTTCACCTGTCTATGACTCGGATAAACCCTCAAAAACTTTGATTTAAAATCACTCGGTACCCTCTCCGGATCTTCCTCAATTGATAAAGAGGCAGTAAGAGAAGCCTCTCCAACAAATTCAAAGGATACCGAGGTGGTTAAAGACATAGAATTTAGCTCCCGCTACTCTCACCAATAACAGCCATCACAACCCTATTACCATCCAACGAAGCAGCAGCAGGTGGGATCACCTGATGCATCCACAACATAAACTGAGCTGGATTAGTGGTAAAGGAGAAAGTGTCACCAATAGCCCAAGTCCCCGAAAAGAACTCAGACGGAATAACACAATAAGGCTTAATATAAGTAGGATGCAGAGGAGTAAACAGACTACCTCTATTCCCCGAACCTACAAAACCTACAGTATTCCCCGTCAAAGTGTAAGCAGTAGAACTCGTAAACTCACCCATCCATGTCTGAAGAATGGTTCCAATATTATCACCTAAAACAGGAAAATCGTTCTGGTTAATGATACCAGCTACTGACGTCTTGCTATAATTCGTTACTGAAGTCGCAATATCTGGCGCCAGATAAACAGAAGCTACCTTAGTCGCCCCTGCTGCCGGATAAGAGTTTGTCAAAGTCCCGGTCAAAGTAATAGTGGCTACATTACCAGCATAACTAGGAACACCATTGATAGTATGAAACTCCTCGAACCCTGCTTCAGCATTCACTGAAGCCTTGTTCGAAATCCGGATAACATCCCCATCCCGAAAATAGTTTAAGTCAGCCCCCTCGGTTAGAACCGTAATCGAACCAGCACCAGCAGTGACATTGGCATTCAATGCACCGGCACCATACTTCCTCTCAGTCCCTGTAAGGTCAGCCTGGGTATTGGTCAAAGTCCCTGGAAACCAAACAATTGAATCCGAACCCGGAGAAAAGGTCTCCATAAAGAACTTTGGAGCCACCAAAGTAAGGTCGTCATCATTAGCTACGTGCAAACCTATCTTCCGATAAAGGTTCATACCCGCCAAACGCTGAGCCGAACTCACATCAGGCCAAACATTATTCTTCACCCCAGACACAATCTGAACAGTGGACATTCTCCCACCATTAGAAGCATCAGAAGACCTTACAGCCGACAACCGCCATATTAACTCATTTGTTTCAATCGCCATTACGAAACCACCTTAAGTTTTAGAGAACCTACACAAAAATCTTCGTCCTGTGGAACTGGACGCGGAATAATCGTTTGGAAACTCACTGCGTCACCATTCTGATTATCAAACCTTACCGTAAAGATATAGCTCCCGATCTGCAAAGTAAAACTTGCACCCTTTACCATACTCCACTCCCGCAACTGCTTCACCTGAAGAACTGTAAGCCATCCCTGATCCTCAATAGCCAATAAAGTAATTGACATGCCCGGTAAAGTTCTAGTAAACACTAGCTCCTTCTGACCAACTGTCCTCACAACTCTATCCTCTACCCGAGCCGCCATTAAAGCGTCTGTCCAAACCATATTTGGATTTAATTCCAAACCATTAAATACTATCACCCTCTACCCCTCCCTACTCCTCGCAACGTCCTCACTAACTTCGCTGCATCCTCTCGTGTACCCTCTAAGGTGAAATCTTGACCCTTATCCCGAACCACAATCTCCACCACATCTCTCGGAACCGAAACAGCAGCAGAACTAGCTGAAGCCTTCGTTACCTGACCTCCAGTAGCAAATCTCGGTAACAAACGTAGGTCTAAAGCCCCTTCGTTCAAGGCATGCATAAAACCTAGGCCAACTTTTCTAACAGCACTAGCCTTCACCACATATTCTTCGTTCGATAAAAAAGCTAGAATAGAATCTGAGGTCGATGTGCCTGGACCCCTAACATACCCTCCTCCAGCAAAAGTCTTGGCTCTACCATCCCCAGCCCATTCTATCTTTATACCAGCAAAAGCTGATCTCACACGATCTACCGCTTGCTGTAACGCAGCAGAATCAACTTCTACTTTTATCAACTTAGCTGAATCCACTGCCTCGTCTACAGCATCATTGATCCTCGCTACAGTTTCTGCTAAAGAGTCGTCGTCCAAACCTACCTTCAATAAAAGCTCTTGTTCCTTGACCAAGCCCTCTAGCGTACCCGCCAACTTACCTAATTCCTGAGAAATCTTCTGATAAGCCTGTAACTGAGACTCGGCAGCAACCCTTGTTTTCTGTCTTTCAGTCTCCTGAATTCCTCCTAACTCCTCATACAACTTCTTAACTTTAAAGATCGCCGCAAGCCGGTCATTTTCATCAGAAGATGAAGCCAATTCCTTGGCCATCGCAATAGCATCCCTATAAAACTCCTTAGCCGCGTCATAATTTCCCTGAGAAACGGCAAAGGAAGCTTCCTTCTCTAGATCATAAAGCTCCCGCTTACGATCCATCAATGCCTCTTCCTCAGTCATCTGCTCTCGCAAAAGAGCACGTACTTCCTGCTGTCCTGTCTTCTTTGTCTGATAAATCTCTTCATCTAAAGCCTTTACCCTTTCGGCCAAGGTCTTATAGTTTGATAAGTAATCTTGACCCAAAGCCTTCAACTTCGCAAAGTAATCCTGATTAATGGTAATCCGCTTAGCAACAGTATCCCTCTCCAACTCCCTCATAGAAGAAAGTAACCGCATGGTCTCTTCAAAACCACCCTTATAAGTATCTCTTAGAACCTGCTCCTTCTGCTTCGCCATTGCTGATAAAGTTTCTAGGTCCCTTCTATAACCGTCCACTATCCCTGCTTGGTTCTGTTGTAACACAGCAGCACTAGCCTGTACAGTGTCCACTAAAGTTGAACGCAGAGTCCTCAAACTTGTGAACAGCGAAATTACACCACTATTCACTTGATAAAAGGGGATGCCCAACTCAAGTAGTGAATTCTTGTAGTCCGCATTGGATTGAGCCATGCTCAGTTGTACATCCTTCAAAATATCATAACTCTTCCGTAAAGTCGCTATTCTGGTCTCCACACCACTAAACATGTTAGCTAGGCGATCCATCTCCAGCTTCTCTCTATCAAAAACCATCTGGTCCCTAAACGCTCTAATTCTAGCACTTAAATTCGTTAACTCCTCTCCCATCTTTGCTAAAACTAAGGTAATCTCCTCTGGAGATTTAACTCCGTCCCTTAACAAGTCAAAAGCAACCTGTAAATCTCTTAGCGAAGTCTGGACTTCTCCAACCACCTTTCCATCATAACTAAAGGTTAGTGGTTCGTTAAACCGTTCTTTCAACTTCTCAAAAGAGCTTAAAAGTTGGCTGAAATCCGCCGATACCTGAAAATTACCTTCAAACTGTATTTTCTGCAAACCTATAGTCTTAGACGCCTCAGCTATAACATTCTGGGCATCGAGAAAGGATTTTATAATCTTAGATCTATCCACTCGTAACTCAAAAGGTAATTCCTTTATCACCTCCTTCAACTGAAAATCCCGAACCGAGTTCACAAGCTCAGTAAATTTCTCAGCTAACTCCTTTCTCTGGGCGTCTAATGTCTGGATCTCAGCCTGTAATTTATCAGACTTCTCCTTCCCTTCCTCACTTAAGTCAGCCCCACTCTTCTTCAGATCAGCTAAAGCCAACTTCACTTCCAATAACTTACTCTCCACTGCAAGAAGCTCTCTCGCTAAAGCTTCTGCCTCTTGTAATAACCCGCCCTGAGAATCATAAGTTCCGGCCTCCTGATAAAGTTGCTTCTTGATCCCAAGCTGACGCTTAAGATCTACTAACTCAGCGTCAAGCGCCTTCTGCCTTACTACTCTCTCTTCCTCTGAGATATAGCCTATAAATGCTAGGAACTCTGTCCAACCCTTCTTAATCGCCACCAACGACCCAAAGAAAGAATGGGTCATTCTCCCCCAACCCAGCATAATAGCTGCGATAGTCACTTCGGCAGCATTCCTTATGCTATCAAAACCCCTCAAAAAAGTCCCAAAATTCCATGCAAGAAACGCCACTGACACCAAACCAAAAGCCGCTCTAATCGCATTACCCATCGCTACAGCAGCAAACTGCAAAAGCTGCATTCTAGTAAGAGCTGCTGCTAAAGAACCTGTAAATAAAGCCATCACAGGACCTGCAACCCGAGTTAGAATAACACCCACACTTGTAGCTGCCGTACTGATTCCTACCAAAGCCTTGAAAAAAGCCAGTAAACCGGCTGGTACTACCACAAATAAAATCCAGAACTTGGCTACCTCAGACAAAGCACCAGCTAAAGACCTTAACACTGAAGCCTGTTCTTTATATTCTTGGGTTAGCTGTCTGATGCCAGCAGCCGCCTGTACATAACTACTGTAACTAGAGGTCTTTAACTCTTCAGCATAACTCTTAGCAGCCTTCAATAAATCGGTGTAGACCTCAATCAAGGCACTATATACAGGCAAAAAAGTCTGACCCATCGAAATGGAAGCTTCCTCCTGTAATCGAGCTAAAGAACTTATCTGTTTACCCACATCTCCCATCGCTGCTTCATAAGCACCCTCAATCTTTACCCCTTCCTCCACAACAGCATTAAACAAAGCTTGCTGCCTTTGAGCCTGAGTTAAAGAATTCGCAGACACCCCTAAAGTTGCAGCAAACTTTCGCTGAGCCTCGTCAAGAGAAGTCACAATCCCCCTATAACGCAACCCCTGAACATCCAACTGTTGAATGTTTGTAATTAAATCCCTCAAAACTTCAGACGTATTTTGACCAGATATTACCGCAGCATTACGAGCAACATTCGCTAACTCTCCAGCCCTATAAGCAGTATCTTCGGTAATCAAACCAGCTTGGATCATCTTCGTCAAAGACTCAGTCGCAGATCTTGCTGTGACACCTAACTTAGTCACACTCTGCACCATCTCATTTAACTTAGACGCACCAATCCCAGCATTATTACCAATCACATTCAAGACTGTGCCTAGCACTTCCCCACGAGCTGCTATATCCGCAAAACTCTTTATAGCAGAAGCACCCTGGAAAGCTACAAAAGCCTTTACTAAACCACCTACCGCTCCGGTAATCTCATTGATCGTGGAGGAAGCCTCGTCCCTAGCTCTAAAAATTAGCTGTGTAATTATATCCATCTCAGATCCCTAATTTAGAACATAAAGCTTTTACTTTATCATCATCGCCATGATAAGCGAGTCTCATTGACAACATTGTTAAAGCTCTATTAACAGACTGGCGATGGTGGGCTAAATGCAAAAAAGCCTTGAACTGAGGAATCGTTAAATTCAAAACCTCAGCAAGGCTGTAACCGTCACTCACTAAAAAGTCTACACCCTCAGCTAATCTTTCCTCAAAGCTAACTGCGCTGAGTTGCCGGCCTTTATCAGAGATTGCACTAGCCCCATCAATTTTTTTGGGTCTGGCACAGACGCCTCCCAAGCCGCCTGCAAAATCTCTATTTGAGTGGATAAAGGAAGCCTATCCACTAAAGTATACTCTTCCTCATCAACATCCAAGGCGTAAGCTATTACCCTCCGGCACAACTCAGGAGCACGGAGTAAAAAAAGCTCCGCATTACCCTCAGTCGCCTCCATAAAATAAACAACGTCCTTCCTAAACTCCATTAAAAGTTTGCCTATATGGGCTAAGGTTAATCCCTTAACCTTAACAATCTTACCACCACATACTACCTCCCTCTCAGGAGGGAGTAAATCCACTATTGAAGCCATAAAGCCCTCTATCGGAGTAACCGCTCACGGAAGAATTTAGACCCAGTCAACCTAGTAATACCGATTGGCGCGGTTCGCTTGACGAGCATTCCAGAACAAATTGTAATACGCTTGAAGCGCCATCTCCGGACAATTGGCCTTCATGCACGGCCCGGAAAATCCAATCATCGGGTAGCCATTCGGCAATTTAGACTCCGCGATGATAAAGCGATGAAAAGGAATGTACTGAATTACCGAACACCCTGCGGGGAAACACAACTCAGTCGGTGCTTCAGAACTCGGTCCTGGATCAATGGGCGGAATGTAGTCTAGAATTGGCTTACAGCCTGGCACACAAGGGCCGGGACCAACTTGCGTGCCCTCGCACGTCTCGTAGTAAAACCCCGCCGGGCAGGTCCGGCTATGAGCGAAACCGGAGAACGATAACAAACCCAACAGCAATAAAACTTCAACCAATAATGTTTTCATGGGTACCTCAATAGTCGAAACTACATTAAAATCCGCTAGATTTAACCGTTAAATCTAGCATCATGCCGAGCATTGGTGGCGTTCAAGCTCACGCACCCACCGCACCAACCAAAGATCCGTCACCGCCTCGGCTCCCGGATTAACACCGCCATAGCGATGGCACCAACCAACAACCCAATCGTTCCGAACGTTATGCCACCCGCCAGAAACCCCGCTACAAAACTACCATCCATTAACCCTCCCGAATACCTTAGCAATCTTACCACCTCATACTCCCTCCTGAGAAGGAGGGAGTAAATCCACTATTGAAGCCATAAAGCCCGCTATCGAAGTAGCCGCTCACGGAAGAATTTAGACCCAGTCAACCTAGTAGGATCAGCCAAAACAGACCCCTCCAAAGTAAACTTCTGCACGTCGTCCATAATCAAAGCTGTCTCCTTCGGAGGATCCACACGAACCTTGAAAATGTCAACCACAACAGGAGCATTACCATCAGCCGTATTCAAGCCTTCAAACCGAAGCCAAATCTCCTTATTACCTAGAGTCATGGCCTCAACTTGATTAAAACCAGCCGTGGTGTAAGCACCTACGATATCTTCACCTTCAAAAATTGCTTTTGCGGCGGCAAAAGTAATTACCTTCGCAGTGGTATCCAAAGCTAAAGTAATCTGAGTCGGACTAGCCGTAGCAATAGTAAACACCTTACCATTCAACATAGCAGCATCAGCACCGGCAAAACCAGCAAAACCCACCTTCTGACCAGCCACCGCTGTATTCGTAACAGTGATCGTAGTGGTAACACCTACATCAACACCAGTCACAGCCGTCTGAGGAGCCGTCGCCAAACCTACTACACTCCCGTCATTATACATGACAGAACCTGCTTCCTCATTAATGCGATAATCATAAGGAGTTGACTCATTCGTATAGGGTGTAAGACTTACAGCAGACCTCTGTAAAGAGACTGCTGACACCTTCAAACCGCCTAAATCTACTACCATACCAGGGTACCACTTCAGAGGTACCCCTGTCACAGAACCACCTGGGATAACAGCTGCTTGACCACGCCAAGCATCCGCCAAAGCCCGAGCCGTATGATTCTCTACCTCCATAGTGACAGAACCCTTCGTCTCAGTTGATTGTCTAAAATCAACGAGCCGCTGGCCCGACTGAGACTCCTTATGCTCGATCACTGACTCAGTAATCGATACCTTAAGATTCGAAACATTACCATAAGGAGTAAATCCCATTGGATTGCCTTGAGCGTCTCGCAAGGCAGCCATCACAACTCCTTGACCAGAATAATAATACGATTGTATGTCCCAAGTCGCCATAAATCACCTTACTCGTTTGAATTTAAAGAAGCCAAAACCTTTGCTACCAAAGTTTGCTCTATCTCTTCCAATAAATTATCTGGAAACTTATCACCCGTAGGAAATATCGACCTCCGAGGCATCTTCGCCGTCCCAAACTGGTGATACTGAGCCGGAGAATCCATTAACACGGCTACCCCCTCCTCTGTATCCTCAACCCGCAAAGAATCCAACATATCACCAGAATCGATAAGAATCGAACCCCTACCCGCCTTCTTTGCCAAAGTCACTGGAGATAAAGGAGCCCAAGGAATGCCAGCAAAATCACGCTCAGCATTAAACTCATCAAAAATGTGAGCTAAAACAATATCGGCAGCAACTCCAGGAGCATCCTCGATAGTCTCCAGAAACAAAGTCAAATCAAGAGCCCGGTCCCTATCTATCTCTAATGAGATCACTTCGCACCTAGAAAATAAAAGACTGCATGAACAAGTTGAACAGAAACAATCCTTTGCTCAAAAGAATCCAGCCTTTTCTTTGAACCTAATAAAGACACCCTCTGAGCCATCCTCTGTAGATTAGTTCCCTGCATCCCCTCTTCTACATCACCAAGAACGCCATCTAGTGTCTCGGACGGAAGATCCGATAAGGTGTGATGGACATAAATCTCAGTCACCAACAATAATTGGCGTCTGCTAAAATCGTTGGAGTTAGCAGACTCCCTCACTACCTTCTCCTGATAATCAAAGACAGTAAATGCCGGACATTCAACTATGTTAATTCTAGGAAGTGGAAACATCTCCTTACGCCTCCATTCCCAACCTAAAGCACCATTACCAATAGCTGCTAACTCATCGAAAAACTGTTTTACTAAAACAGTACGCTTGCTCATTATCCGACAAGCCCTGAATTACGTCTAAAAAGATTAAGTAAAGCCTGACACTCCGGGATCAAAGACACCTCACCAGAACGGATGCTAACAGTCTTCTTCGCTTTAGCATCATCACCCGTAACCGTCTCTATCCCAAAAGAACCCCTACTGTATAAATTAAATAAATAAGCAGTCTGAATAGCCGTAGCTGTAGCAATAGCTGTTGGCACCTCAAGATAATTCCACTTCATACCAACAGTTGAAGGATAACCACCAAAATATTCTACCTTCAAACCTACAGGATTCTCCGAAAAACCACCAAATGCCTGTAAAACAACCACTGCCTCTTGTTTCAAAACTGTATAATAACGTTCTTCAAGACGCTGATAGCCCCCTACTGAATCCCTATAACTCACAACTAAAGGAATCTGATCATCAACTACGGGGGCAGCCTTTAACCAAACATATAAAAAACTCCCCTCAGGAACTTGACGTGAGGGGAGAAGTTCCACAAGCGCCGACCGCTCGAGACACGCACCTAAATATAACTGGACTACTTCAGAAACTGACTCAACCAATGACTCTAAAACATCATCAAACCGCGTATCCCCAGGTTGAATCTGAGTATAACGTAATAAAACCTTCTTGGAGACTAGCGGCGTCATGATGATCCTATTTTAAAAGCTTCAGAATCTTAGCCAAACCTGACTGAGACAGAGGTCGCAAACCATTCGCTGAACACAACTCATTAAATAGCTCAAGCGATAAAACACCATCAACCAAAAAAGCAGGATTCTTTGTCGCACTTACCACAAGTGTCTTGTAAATCTCGGTAACGTCCGCTACTTCAACTTCAAAAAACCCCGGCAACGCAAGGATTGCCTCTCGATCTTGGCCTTCCTCCTCAATCAAAAAACCTTCCTCATCCACCACCAACCAACCGGCGGAAGAAATTGTAGGCTCACCACGCATATACTGATGTTTAATTCGCACTTACCACCTCCTAAAATGTTCTGGTCATTTCTGACCAGAACAATAAACATTACTCAGTGACTATTAACTTAAGTCACTATCCCGATATTCTTAAAGATCACGTTACGTTTAGGAGCATACACAATCGGAGTACCGTACAACAACTGCATCCATTTAAACGCCGGAGCAACAATCGCCAACGGCATCTTAATCAAAGGAGATAGCTGTTTAAACATCATCGACTGAGGACTCAAGTCAGCCATAAAAGCTTGGAAGGTACCCTGAATATCCGCATTAGCATCGGTAAAGACAGTAGTGGTAGTATCTCTCGCAATAGTTCGCATAAGCCTACCAGTACTAGCAGCAACACCAGTCTTATCAGTACGATAAATCCGGTACGCAGTTGCCGGATAGGTACCTCCACCATCAGTAATGGTGTTCGTCACCGACTGGCCAGTAGTAAAGGTCACATTAGCCGACCAAGCCGACGGCAAGGATTCGCCGTACTTATTAAGCGCTGAAACAGCATACTTGTAAGTGCCTGCATCGGCAGCCGTGAACTGAGAACCAGAACCTCCCGGAGTACCCACCGCCAAAGTAGGAGCAGTCGGAGCCTTAGTAGAAGTAGCTGCCGTCAAAGGAGGACCACCCGCCTTCATAAAAACATTAGACTCAAACCGAACATCACCAGCCTGAGTTGACATACCCGTCAACGGAACGCCTACCATACCTGCGGGAGAATTCGGAGAATGCCAACGCTGCTGTCCGTAATAAGTCTTACCGAAATCGGAAAAAATCTTGTTATTACCATAAATCTTCGTAGGAGCACCGAAATTCTGGGCAATCACATCAGCTGCATCTTCAATATTACCCGCAACCAACCCAGCACCCCGAAGATCGATCACAGTTGCACCGCCAGCCAAACACTGTGCAAACAAACCATTCCACTCAACCGGAATCAGCGAAGAATCAGCATAAAACAAACCCCGTTCAATCTTACCCAACATCCAAAGAACACCGTTAGCGGTCTCTTGAGCTACAAGATCCGCTGGCACAGACCGTACCAAGGTAGCAGGATGCTCAATACCTCGCGTGGTACCAACGTACTTTACCCGTTGAGTCTCACGAGCATAGGTAGCATCATTCTCTTCAGGCACCACGCCACCGTCAACGAAACCACCACCGTCAGCACCGTACTGAGTCAGCTTAGAATATTCCTCAACCGTGGAGTAAGCTGTATCCTTGGGGATATCGTTCCAGCACTTGATATGAATTGCCTGATGAGACAAAACCTTCAAAGTAGCATCCAAAGATTCAACCCGCAAAGCGTCACCGCCCGACGTTGGCGGATCGGTGTACCCCACCGATAAAGCCTTACGTAGAGCGTTAAGCTCAGTTACCGAAGAATCACCAAAACCATCAAAATACTCACTCATGCTCAAATCCTCTAAACCCTTTATAAACACCAAAAAATAAACTATAAATTACTTGACTGACAAAGCTTTCTTCAAATCTTCGTCTGAAATCTGGCCTGTAGCTTCAAACATCACCAAAGCCCGTGAATAGTGATCCTTATCACTAGGAGTACCAGTAGTTGCCAAAGTTACCAGTCCATCAACCAAAGACTTCCGCATTGCTTTAGGATCCGTTCTCTCATCCTCCGGTTTCGTCATCACTCCAATCCTCTGGACTGACTTAGGAACGGGAGCAACCGGCATATTCAAACTCTTTTCAATCGCCGCCGTATTATCGGCCAAAGCCTTAACCAACCCTTCCAAAACCCTCACAATCTTCAAATCACGAGCCGATTGGTCATTGATCGACTTCACCAAGGTTCCCAAAGCCTTATCGACATAAGTCGAGATAGAACCCATAAAACTTTCTAAAGCCGGAGCTACATCAAAAGCTTTCTGCAAAGAACCATCATTAGTCAAATCCAAAGGCTCGATCTCGACTGGCTTTACAACCTCAACTTTCTCTGGAACCTCAACCGGAGTTGTCAAATCGTCCAAAGCCTTATTCAAAGCCGCCTCATCAACCACAACTTCAATCAAATCAGCCATTCTAACTCTCCCAAAATTAAATTAAAACCAAAATGCTTTATGCATACCATATGCATAAACTTAAATTATCACAGACCTAAAAACTAGCTGGTCTCAAAACACTCCTATGCGCCCACATAAGCCCTTGTTGCAAATTAGTTTTCGCCAAAGAAACCGATCTCTTATCCACCAAAGACAGATTCTCCAATACCTCAATAAAACGTTCGCACCTCTCAGAGAGCTTGGCTGCCTCACTTAAAGCTTCTTCGTGGGCCGCAGTCAATTGTCTATAAGGTTCACAAGGGACGCTTAGATCACTCATTCTCTCCTACTCCTAGAAAAAGGAACAACTTATGTTCCATTCTCCCCTAACTCAAACCAATCTGCCATTAAAGCAGCCATTGACATAGCCGCCTTAAGCTCTGATTCTCGTGCATTCGGAAACATTCGAGCCATAACCAAATCCTTTGTAACAGTTGAAGGTAAAAGATTATGTCTCCCCTCCCTCTCCAACTGTACAGCCACTTTCCAAACATCTCTACCGAAACACTTACCTAATAAGTGTTCCATAGAACTAGCCTCATACCACGTTAAACCTCTCATTCAGTAAACTTCCTGTCACAACTTGGCTATTTTCGCTTTCGCGCAAATAGCATCTACCGCTATCGCTATCAGAATATGGGCAATCTTCTGTAATACTTCAGAGGAAGTACCCTCCCTTAAATCGGAAACCAGCCACTGTAGTTCGGTCATCACATACTTTTTCTTGTCCTCACCAGTTCCTAGACTCAAAAACACTTCTGCTCTAGACACCGCACCTTCAATAAAACTCCAACGGTCACTTCCAATCAACTGCCTTAGCGTCTGAAACAAAAGCTGTAGAAGAATTTTGTTCATAACAACCTCACTTAAACCAAGATTACCTTTTTAAACGAGACCTGCTATAACCTCTTTCCCTACCAAAATAATTCGGATAAACCATAAAAGGGTTCTTCCTTACTGGCCTCCTATAAACAAACCACCACTCGTAACCTAACATCATAAAGGTACTCCTAATAATCTAACGTACAGTCAAACAGCCAACTCTCAACCGTTAAAACCTTCTGGTGGTTCTCTTGATGCAGTTTTATCCTTGGCTCTGGATAACACCTCATAACTCCGCATCCACTCATCGGCAGTAGGCCGACTAACCAAATCAATAGGAGGTAAATCAGCTTTTTTAACAAGCTCTGACTCCGGAAATAAGAACGCTACTATACACGACAAAGCTATCAAACCTTGAATAATGTACTCCTGAAGTTCTGGTTCTAGCTTAATCCCAAATAAACCCAGCATTCCTAAAATAGAAAGCCAAGTCGTTCGCTCTCGCAACCTCTTTAAAAACCACCTCTTCATAAACCCTCCTACCTCAACCGTTAGACTCTAGCCTAGTTGCCCTAGAACCCCTTAGATAGTATCTCGTCTCCCGAACAACATTTACAGCATTCAACACTCGCCTCGTAAACTGCTTACGCTTCCTAATCATATGCCAAACCTCTTGGACTGGCACCTCCGCTATCTGCGCTACCTTATCTGGGCCGAAAGCTATAAGCATCTTACACAACTCATCATGATCCATCTAAACCTCACAATAAACTGAGGTGAAAGCCTCAGTCCATATTAGCTTTAAAACTCACTCCTTCAAAATTACTCAACCAAACGCAAGTTTGTAGGGTTTGAAGGAGAGCCAGTCCAAATTACCAACGGTAACGATTCACCACTCCGAC